GGGAAATTTCCTCTTGCATGTGTGTAGAAACTCGTATGTATCCGAACGCTGTTTTCAAAGATTCATTTTGGTTCATAGAATCACCCTTTCTTAAAAAAGGGTATAAAAATACCCTGGTATTTGCAATTTACTACCAGAGCTGATATAATATGATTGCTTTTGTGGTTATATCAGCAATGGTATATCCATTTCCCTCCTGTTGGCGCAGGGGGGATTTTTTATGTTTTTACAAAAAAAGCCCCACAAATGTGAGGCTTTTAATGAATACTGCTCGTAAAGAGCATTGTCTCTTATAGTGCCGGTAAACGGCTTTGTTTGTATTCATTGTATCCTCGGTATATGCAAATGTCAAATAATTTGTACGGTTTTACAAAATTATGCATATAAAAATAGTTATTTAGTATATTGTCAAGTAGTTTCAATATATATAATTATAAAAGAGGAACCAGCGAACTGATTCCTCTTAAAATACGTCCTTGGACCCGTAGGTTACCAAGGAACTATCAACTATAGTATATGCTAATTAATGATTAATTAGTATATACATACTAACAGACATAGTAGTGTCTGTCAAGAGAAATCTTTTTGCAAATTTATTGTGTAAATTTTTTTACAAATCCTTTAGTCGTCGCCAGTTTTGAGGTAACCCCATACAGTTTCGTACTTTCGATAACGGAATAGTGTGGAGTTGTTTTGCTAAATGTTCGTATAGGCAACTATAAGTGTCAAAAAAGCATGTATAATCTTTTTTGGGCAATAATGCTTTAAGAGTAACCATAACGGAAAAGTAGTTGTTGCGGTTAGAGTTAATGCAATTATATCTAAAGTAATTAAAATAACAATTATTATAAAGATGTGTATATGATAAGTAATTATATAATAATTCATCATGTGCACATCGATTTCTAATGGAAGAAAGGAAAAAAAGGTAGTTTGCAAGTTCCTGTGGGCGTACTCCATACTTCACTCTCTTTGCAATTTCGTTTTGGTCTTTTTGTTTTAAATTGCTGAAAAATTTACTTGTATCAGCAAATGACATTGTATTTACCAATACCCAAAGAGGAATGTATTTTTTGTCATGCACATAATGTGAAATGGAATCCTCTTTATCAATGTTTGAATAAATTTTCCCATATAAACTTTTGAGTAAAGATGTTGTTTGCTTAAATGCAGTAGCATTATTACATTCAAAATTTTTATAGCATAAATAGTCCTTGTGACCGTGTTTTTTTGAAAAACAGTATGCAGTTTTTGTCTTTATGCTTTTTTCAATAATCAATATGTATTCAAGCGTTAGTATTCTGAGTTTACGGTCAAATTCTGAAAGAGCATATAACTCTTCAAAACAAGTACCGTGCAAAAAATGTTCTGCACTACTGTTGGTATCTAAAAACAGATTTTTGTAGCCATTAATTAAGTTGTAATAATTTGTATCAAGCAACACCTTTTTGGCAAAGCGTCTGTTTTTGATTATTACACCTCTTCCTCGTAATATACCAATCTGTGTGCGAATAGAACTAAAATTCTTTTCTTCCATTATCAGTATCCTTTCTTGATTATATCTCAGTACTTCTGTCTATTTTCAATTACCTTACCGATTACTTTGACCGGCTTTTCCAATATTTCGTCATTCGTAAAATATAACGGCTCGTAAGCTGGATTAGTTGGCATAAGTCGAATTCCATCTTCGTATTTTAATAATCGTTTGATAGTTGCATTATCACCGTTGACCATAACAATGGCAATTTCACCGCTTTCTACATCGTCTTGTTTCCTGACAATTACAATATCACCTTCGCAAATACGTGGTTCCATTGATGAGCCTTTTACTTGTAGAGCAAAATATTCACCTTTGGCAGCAGTGACGGCATCTATTTCTTCGTAATCGATAATATCCTGTATTGCTTCGATTGGAACACCAGCAGGAACGGAACCGAGAACGGGAATGGTTGTTGGTTTTATTTTCGATTCTGATTTGTCCTCTATCAAATCGGATTTCAATATATGAAAGTAGTCTGCAAGCAATTGAACTTTTCCCATTCGGGGTATGGCTATTCCTTGACACCATGTATTAAATGTTTGAGGAGATACATGTATAGCATCAGCCACTTCTTTTTGTGATTTACCTGTTTTCTCAAGAAGTGTGTTTAAATTTTTTGAAAAAATTTTTCGTTCGTTTAATTCGGACATTTTAATCACCTCCTAGATTATATAAAGCATATCACCTCATATGAGCGTAAACCTCAATCATATCGGCAGAAGCACAATTATCAAAATCGTGTTCTTCAATATGCTGTAGTGCATGAGCATAGGCTTCTAGATGTGTCTCGTGTGAATGGTTTACATTCAATACGATAGTATAGGACATATCTGGATTCATAGTAACAAATTCTTTGATATGGTTTGGCAGTTTTAAGAAAAGTACCTGCACATCGTCCCGCATTTTAATAATATCATCCCCCATTATTTTCTAAACTTATCTAACATTTTTGCAACAAATTCGATATCCTCTTTACTAATATTGCGTGAAGCGTCGAACAAAACTTTGTATTCAGGATTTTTGTGAAGAAAGTCGGCAGCTTCTCTTGCGTCCTCGTCGAGGTAGTAGGTTGGCTGCTCTTGTGTTTCTGGCTTATCTTCTATTAAATCGGAACGGTTGCAATTAAATATTTCACACATTGAATCGACTTTATCCATTCGTGGTGTTTTTATCCCATTACACCAGTTATAGACAGAAGTTGTTCCAACACCCAATCGTTTTGATAATTCTAGTTGCGTCATATTGTATTTACTAAGATAGTAACGTAATCTCTTCGAAAAGATAGCATTAAATTCTTCTACAGACATCATGTCCACCTCCTTGAAGTAAATTATACACTAAAAGTGTTTGCGTAGCAACATAAAATATAAAATAATTTCACTTTAAGTGTTGACACACACTTAAAGTGATGGTATAATCGGGGTAAATTAGAAAAAGGAGGTTATAATGTGACAAAAAAACAAGTAACTAAATTTCAAATTTCACTTGCTGCTGCACGAGTTAATGCAGGACTAACGCAAGCGGAAGCGGCTGAGAAAGCGCACGTTAGCAATAAAACAATAAATAATTGGGAGAATGGGAAAGTATCCCCATCGTTTGCTAATGTAGAGCTTCTTTGTAGGATATATGGTATATCATCTGATTATATTTTTTTGCCTACAAAATCCACTTAAAGTGATAATTCAAAAAGGAGGCTTCAATGAAAAGAAAAAGAAACAGCATTATAGCATATGTGCCAATTGTGATTTTTGCCATTACCTATTTGGTTGGATGGAAGTATATCGCACGAATAGCATTAACCTGCAGTTTTAGTATTTTACTTATTCGTGCAGTTAAATATTTCATTCAAAGAGAATTATATCGCAGGCAAAGGAGATAAAAAGATGTCAGTTGAGATTGTGTTGATGTTCGTAATTTTATTTTTGGGATGGTATCTTGCAGAAATAAATGATTTTGCAAGACCAATAATTCTAATTGCTTTAGAATTATTCCTTTTACACAATTTGTGGTCCCCACATGGAATATTATATCCAATGTTTTAGTAGAAAGGCGAAAAATGAGAGTTGATGTTTTGAGTGCAGTTGCAGCGTTATTATTTTTAACAATTTTATACTATATCGAGGACGATACGAAGCCAATTATAGGATTCATTATGGTGGCGTTTGTTTTATACCATGTATGTTGTCCGCAAGGAATATTTTATCAATATTTCAAGTTGCGGTTTTAAATCATCTTGTCCACAAGAAAGTACAAAACTAGGATCCAAAAATAAAAAAATAGGTCTGGCGAGATGAGTGCAAAAATTAAACTTATGGATAGCAAACTGGGGATAGAAAATACGAATTGAACTAAAAGGAATTTAGTTTTAGAAGCATATTGTTTTTTTTCTAATCGATAGGCAGTATTGCGGGTTGGAATAAGGGCATATTTGCACAGTTTGTCATATTCTTTTGAAAATTGTTTGCAAACGACAATCCAATCATCCGGATAAAACTTATCAGCTTTATGTACTTCCTTTTTTTCATAGATGGAGTGCATTAGATAGCGGAGTGTAGGCGAAATCAAAAGGGAATAGTCCTTTTCTAATTCCATGTATTTGTCGACAATGTGTTGAATGTCAGCATATGTGACATTTTTAAATAGAAACGGTTCTATTTCTAAAAAAAGAGGATGGTAAACATGGTCGAGCCTTTCACGTGCAATTGATTTGTAATTGTATTTTCGTGTTAGGTATAACGTGAAGAAACCTATCACTGCTGTGATGATAGGATTTGGGAGAATATCCAGTATGTGGTTTATAAAATTTTCTTGCATAGTAAATGTTCCTTAAAAATACTCGGTTAAGAAATTAACCTGTATCAACAGTATATATGGACAAAACAAAAATGTAAAGGAAATAGCGGTATAGCATAGGATGAATTGAGGTGATGAGGTCAATGAAAATAAATAATTATGTGAAAATCCGTGGTGCTTATGTGCCTACATCATGCCTTACGAAAGAGGAGTGGCTGGAGGTATCCGGTACCATATTGGACCGTTTCGCCGGGAAACTGGGATATAAACGGGAGGAAAAGCTCTGCGTAAAAGGTTAGACAACACTTTGCTATGTGGTACCGGAAGATTATACGGAAAGGAGGGACAAGCATGAGAAAACGCACAAAAGAAAATGTATTATGTGTCACCGCAATTATTTGTTTGCTGGTATGCATAATTACGGCAAGAGCAGTAAGCTGCTTTCACGTGCAGGAAATGGTTTTATTTTCAGTAAGTGCCGTATATCTGGCGGTATTTATTGGAGTAAATAGAAAAAAGGTGCTGAAATAAAGCACAGAAAGGCAGGAGAGAACATGACTTTTCCAAAACATATTATGACAACGGCGGAACTTGCCAGGATGGGTTTCCCATCAAAGACACTGGATGCAATTGCAAAAGAGCCGGAACAGAATATCGCATTTCGTCTTAGACCGGACGGAAACGTCTTTTGGGACACAGAAAAATTGCAGAAGCGAATCGAAGATAATATGGTTCGCAACTAAGAGAGGAGGTAATGGATATGATGAAATTAAAAAAGTCACCAACGCAGATAAACTGCAGTTAGTGACATAAGAAAAAATACAGTAACAGTATACCATTGATAGACCATTCGGTCAAGAAAGGAATTGAGAGTATGGAATTAAGAATTAAATCAATGTCGTTCCCGGAAGCAATTGAGTTTAACTTTGAGCAGTTGAAGCAGGAATTGACAGACAAAGCAGAACAGTATAAGGGTCTCGTTTACACAGATGATCAGGTGCAGGATGCAAAGAAGGATGTTGCAGCCTTGCGGAAATTCACGAAAGCACTTTCGGATGAAAGAATCAAGGTAAAGAAAGAGTGCATGAAACCATATGAAGAGTTTGAAGCAAAAATCAAGGAACTGTCGGCGATTGTGAATGAACCGATTGCGCTGATTGATACACAGCTGAAAGAGTATGAAATGCAGAAAAAGCAGGAGAAGTTATCGGCGATTTTTACATACTGGGATGAATGTGAACATCCGGAAGAATTGACTTTTGAATCTATCTATGATGAGAAATGGCTGAATGCTTCTGTATCTATGAAAAAGGTTCAGAGTGCAATTACGGAAGCGATTCAGCAGTTTAGCAGAGATATGGCAACGCTTGCTACCTTGCCGGAATACAGTTTTGAAGCACGTCAGATGTATATTTCCACGCATGATATTACAAGCGCACTGAATGAGGCTAACAGACTCTCTGAAATGGCAAAGAAAAGAGCGGAGGCGAAAGTAAAGGAAGAAGAGAGGAAAAAGGAAGAAGTCAAGCCGGTAGAAGAATTTGTTACCCCGGCAGCAACGGTTGACGAAGAACCGGAAGAGGCTTTTATTCCATCATTTGAAGAAGTGACAAAGTCCTCATGGATTAATTTCAAAGCAAATATGACAAAGAAGCAGGTGGAGGAACTGTGCAGGTTCTTTGATGAAAAACAGATTCCATATACGCTGCAATAGAGAGGAGAAGTGATTGTATGTACCGAGTAATAATTGAGGTTGAATATTTGAATACGGCATTTGATTTTGTGGAAGCAGAAAGCGCCGTTGCTTTTATGAAGACAGCTATTCAATCGCATAATGAATCAGCGAGTAAAGGTGCTTTTGAAATTTGGATGAAGTACGTTGAGGAAGAGGAGGGTGCAGAGATATGAGTTTAAGTGAAAAACTTAGCCGGATTCAGACCACCCTTAAGGCTCCCAAGAATCTGTATAACAAATTTGGAAAGTACAAATACAGAAATGCGGAGGGCATTTGTGAGGCGGTAAAACCTTATCTGGAACAGAATAAATGTTATATGGTGTTGAAAGATGACATGTTAGAGCTTGGCGGAAGATTCTATATCCGAGCGACTGCGACTTTGTATGATACGGAATCGGATGACTGTATAAAGGCTACTGCATTTGCGAGAGAGGCTGAATCGAAAAAAGGAATGGATGAAAGCCAGATAACAGGGGCGGCATCCAGCTATGCAAGAAAGTATGCGCTGAATGGTTTGTTTCTTCTGGATGATACCAAAGATGCAGATTCCAATGAGTATTCCGAACAAGGAAAAGAAAATACGGATGAAAATAAGGAAGCGGAACAAAGGCAGGTTGAACTGTCGAAGATTTCAGAGATTAAGGTGAAATCACTGGAAGAAAGGTGCAGGAAAGAGGGCATTGAATTGTCCAAACTTATGCGGCTTTATAAGGTTAGTTCCCTCAGTGATCTAAGTGAATTGCAGTTTCGGAATATCAATGATCACTGGGAAGATATAAAGAAGGTGTGACATGGAATTTACAGGCAAAGTTAAGGATATCAGCATGGACTGGCAGACCGGACAGGCGCAGATTACATTTACCATCAATGAGAAGTCTGCACTTGCTTCTGTTGATTCCATAAAAAACTGTGAAAAGCTGACCGTAAAAGCAAAGAAATACCGGCAGAAAAGAAGTCTTGATTCCAATGCTTACGCATGGGTTCTCATGCAGAAAATAGCGGAGGCTACCGGCTCGGATAAGTGGTCCATATATCTTATCTGTCTTAAGAGATTCAGCAAGGCGTTTACCCATGTAATTGTGAAGCCTGAAGCGGTTGACGCAATGAAAGAGTTATATAGGACGTGTGTTGACCTTGGTGAGATAAGCGTAAACGGCACGACGGGACATCAGCTGCAGGTTTATTTTGGAAGCAGCACCTTTGATTCAAAGGAGATGTCTGTATTTATTGATGGAATAGTTAGCGAATGCAAGGAATTGGGGATTGAAACACTATCCCCGATGGAACTGGAAAGGATGAACGCAGAGTGGCAGCGAAGAAGTCAGTTGTAATTGAGGATATGGAACACTGTTTTGTGTGTGGCAGTTCTAAGGTGCAGGTACATCATATCTTTTTCGGTACCGCAAACCGGAGAATATCGGATAAATATGGATATGTTGCTCCGTTATGTGCCACACATCATACAGGAGACGCTGGCGTTCATTTTAACAAGGATTTTGACCTATACCTAAAGAAACTAGCACAGGCTCATTTCGAATCACAAATAGGTACCAGAGAGGATTTTAGAAAGGTATTTGGTAAGTCGTGGTTATGAAATAAAAAGAACTGTAGGAAACAATCAACCAATGTCCATAGTGCATGTTGAGAATATCACGGAGAATAAAACAGACTGCTTTCTTGACAGTTCTTAGCAGTCGGAAAGGAGAAAGCCAGATGTCCTATATCAAGATAGACAGAAAGATACTTGACTGGGAATGGTATCGCAATCTGAATACCTGCAGACTCTTTTTTCATCTTCTTTTGAAAGCCAATTGGAAGGATGGCAGGTTTGAGGGAAAAGAGATACCAAAAGGCTCATTTGTGTCATCGGTGGCGAGGCTTGCTGAAGAGACGGATATGACGCCCAGAGAGATACGAACTGGGTTAGATCATTTGAAGTCTACAGGCGAAGTGACAATCAAAAGTTACTCAAAATATAGCGTATTTACGGTAACAAACTACCATTGTTATCAAGATTGTGACAAGCAAGCGACAAACAGTCGACAAACAAACGACAAACAAACGACAAGCAAGCGACAAACGAACGACAAACGAACGACAACAATAGAAGAAAAGAAAGAAATAAAAGAAGGGAAGAATAATAAAATAGTTCAAAATGTCGTCACGCATTTGAATGTGGCAGCCGGAACAAGATACCGGTATCAGACCGAGAGTACAAAGCGTGTTATAACTGCAAGGCTGTCGGATGGATATACAGAAAAGGATTTGCTGACTGTGATTGACAAAAAGACGGAAGAATGGAAGGGGACGGATATGGAGAAGTTTTTAAGACCGCAGACTCTTTTTGGCGGTAAGTTTGAAAATTATCTGAACCAGCCAAGAGCGTCAGGCAAAAAGGAGAACAAAAACTCATTTAATCATTTTCCGCAGAGGGAAAGAAGCACAGCGGAAATGTCAGCACTGGAAAAAACCATGCTGCATAGAAACATTCGAGAAATCCATGCGGTGGATTAAGGAGGGAGAAGGTATAGGTGAAAGCAATTGAGTATTTAAGGCAGATTAAAAGACTGGATAATTTGATTCATTCCAAGATGGAGGAGGTGGAACGGCTTCGCTGTATGGCTGCAAAAGTAACGGCATCCTCAGACGGTGAGAGGGTGAAATCTTCCGGCAGTCAACAGAAAATGGCGGACACTGTGGACAAGATTTTGGATTTGCAGGAGGAAATCAAAGAAGATATTGACCGGTTTGTCACGATGAAACGAAATGTGATGCAGGTAATTGACTGTATGGATAATGCGGATTATATCAACCTGCTGTATTGCAGATATTTTCAATACATGACATGGGAAGCCATTGCCTGCAGGATGGGTTATACATACAAGTGGGTATGTACACTGCACGGAAGGGCATTGAATCAGATGGACGCCATATTGGATGGCAGAGCCTGACATAGCCGGTTACAAGAAAGGAGAATGTGAAACATGAGGAAATTGATTGAGGACACAAAAAAGGCAATTACGGAGTTGATTGACCAGCTGTATTTAGAGTCTAAGCACAGTACCTATTGTGCTATGGTGGTTGAAATGCATAGTACCGGTCATACAACAAAAGAGATTTCGGAGCAGTTAGAAATTTCAGAAAATCAAGTAGCTGAGATGCTGCAGGCAGGAAGTGTGTCAAGAATCAATCGTGTAGGAGGGTACCGATGAAACGATGTAAAATCGAGTATTATATTCCGGTTGGTGCTGAAAATGCAGTGACAAGAAAGGAACTGTGCCGGGTGGTCGGTGTAGGAGACAGAACCCTGCGGAGCATGATAGCCGATGCCAGAAGGCGGGTATGTATTTGCAATTCGCAGGATGGCGCAGGTTATTATCTGCCAAGCAGTGTGAACCAGGCAAAAGCATTTTACGCACAAGAGAGAAAGCGTGCAGACAGTATTATAAAAAGCCTGCGTGGAACATCTAAGTTTATTAAAAACAGCGAGTCAAAGCAGAGAGAAGAAATGAATGGACAAAATATGCTGAGGCTGTAAAAAGAAAGGAGTAAGAGGTTTGCTGGCCAGCGGAAAAGACGTCTTTACTCCGTGAACGAAATGACTTATAACGAGTTTTTGAAATCAAAGATTGAAATAGCAAAGGATTCCGGGTTTGAGATAAATCCGGAGGAAATTAATCAGGCGCTTAAACCACATCAGAGGGATGCGGTTGTGTGGGCGCTCAGAGGTGGAAAACGAGCCTTGTTTGAATCGTTTGGTTTAGGTAAGACAATACAGGAAATTGAGTTTTGCTATCAGGCGACAAAAAATAAAGGCGGTAAGGCGTTGATTGTGTTACCGCTTGGTGTAAAGCAGGAGTTTACACGAGACGCTGTAGAGGTGTTAGGTTACGAAGCACCGGTATATGTTCGGACAATGAAAGAAGTGGAAGCAGCAGACGGACAGATTTTATTGACCAATTATGAAAGAGTTCGTGATGGGGATATCCGCCCGGATTATTTTATGGCTACTGCACTGGATGAAGCGAGTGTTTTGCGAAGTTTTGGCAGTAAAACATATCAGACGTTTTTGGATAAGTTCAAAAACGTGCCCTATAAACTGGTTGCGACGGCTACGCCATCGCCGAACCGATACAAAGAACTGATTCATTATGCCGGCTATCTGGAAGTGATGGACACCGGACAGGCATTGACAAGGTTTTTTCAGAGAGACAGCACAAAAGCCAACCATTTGACGCTTTATCCCAATATGGAGGATGAGTTTTGGCTGTGGGTTAGCAGTTGGGCGTTGTTTGTAACGATGCCGTCAGATTTGTCACCAGAGTATTCAGATGATGGATATGTTCTTCCGCCGTTAGAGATACGGTGGCATGAATTAAAGAACGACGGGAAAGAGGTGGAAGATAAAGATGGTCAGTTTTTACTTTTCCGTGAAGCGGGTACCGGTTTGAAAGATGCTGCTGCCATTAAGAGAGAAAGCGTGGAACGCCGTGTTGAGAAGATGAAGCAGATAGTGGAAGCGGCACCGGAGGAGCATTTTCTTCTGTGGCACGATTTGGAAGCGGAACGTAAGGCAATCAAAAAGGCATTACCGGAGACGGTCGATATATATGGCTCAATGGATTATGACCTTCGTGAAAAACGGGTGCTTGATTTTTCAAACGGAAAGACCCGCTTGTTTGCAACAAAGAAATCATTGTCAGGTTCCGGATGTAACTTTCAACGGTATTGCCACCGGGAGATTTTTCTAGGTATTGATTATGAATTTAATGATTTTATTCAGGCAGTGCACCGTTGTTACCGCTTTTTGCAAAAAAAGCCGGTCATCCTAGATATTATTTACATGGATAATGAGCAGAAGATTAAGGATGAGCTGATGGCAAAGTGGAAGAACCATAACCACATGGTGGAAAAGATGATTGCAATTGTGAAAAAGTATGGGCTTTCGCAGGCAGGGAAAGCGCATGGATTAGAGAGAAAGATGGGTGTTGAACCAGTGGAAGTAAAAGGAAAATATTATAAGGCAGTTCATGATGACTGTGTAGAGTACACAAGACGGATGGAAGATAACAGCGTAGATTTGATACATACTTCCATTCCCTTTGGAAATCACTACGAATATTCAGCGAACTATAATGATTTTGGACACAATCAGAATACAGAACGTTTTTTTGAGCAGATGGATTTTCTCACGCCGGAACTGCTTCGGGTGTTGAGACCGGGAAGAGTGGCAGCAATCCACGTGAAAGACCGGGTGCTGTTTGGAAACGCAACGGGAACCGGAATGCCGACAATTGAACCGTTTCATGCGTTGTGTATTGAACACTATATGAAACATGGTTTTCAGTATTTTGGCATGATTACGGTTGTTACTGACGTGGTACGTGAAAATAATCAGACGTATCGTCTTGGCTGGACAGAGCAGTGCAAGGATGGTTCTAAAATGGGCGTTGGATGCCCGGAATATATTCTGCTTTTCCGCAAATTGCCATCGGATCGGTCGAATGCGTACGCCGATGTGCCGGTATCCAAAAGTAAAGAGGATTATACTAGGGCGCAGTGGCAGATTGATGCGCATGGGTACTGGAGAAGTTCCGGTGACAGGCTTGTGAGCAAAGAGGAATTAAAGAATGTTTCTGTAGACAATTTGCAGGCAGTATATCGTAAGTACAGCAGAGAAAACGTATACGATTATACGGAACATGTAAAGTTGGCAAAGGAGTTAGATGCGGATGGTAAACTGCCTGCCGTATTCATGGTTGTTGCTCCCGGTTCATGGAACGATTTAGAGGTATGGGATGATATTAACCGAATGAGAACATTAAATACAACGCAGTCCCGCAGACGCCAGCAGATGCACGTGTGTCCATTACAGTTAGATATTGTGGAGCGAATTATTAACCGTTATTCCAACAAGGGAGATTTAGTGTATGACCCATTTGGTGGACTCATGACAGTACCAATGATGGCAGTGAAGATGGAACGAACCGGAATGGGGTGCGAATTAAATCCGGATTATTTCCGGGATGGAGTTGGTTATTTAGAAGAGGAAGAATCGAAACGAACGGCACCAACGTTATTTGATTTCTTTCCGGAAGTGCTTGAGAAATAGGAGGATGAGACAATGCAGAACAGAAAAGAAATTGTAATGATAAACGTAGCTAACATTTACCCGCATCCAGATAATCCGAGAAAAGATGTCGGGGATGTAACGGAACTTGCAGAATCAATCAAGAAGCAGGGCGTTATGCAGAATTTGACCGTAATTCCTCTGTCAGCCTTGACAGAAGAACCGGAGGAACAGCCGGATGCGGATACAGAATCTTTGTCCAGTGATTTTCATGTAATAATCGGACATAGACGATTGGCAGCAGCCAAACTGGCAGGTATTGAGAAGGTTCCTTGTAAGATTGTTAGCAAGATATCCAAAAAAGAGCAGGTTTCTATCATGCTGGAAGAAAATATGCAGCGTGAAGACCTGACGGTCTGGGAGCAGGCGCAGGGATTCCAGATGATGCTTGATTTGGGCGAGACGGAGGATACGATTGCAGATAAAACTGGCTTTAGCAAAACGACAATTAAACATCGGCTGAACATTGCCAAACTGGATCAGGACGAGCTGAAAAATAAAGAGCAGGATAAGGATTTTCAACTGTCCCTGAAAGACCTCTATGAACTGGAACGTATTAAGGATGTGGAAGAACGGAATAAGATTCTCCGTGAAGCCACGGACAATCGCAATTTAGTTGCCAAAGTTCAGTCGTACATACGAGAAAAAGAGAGACAGAAGAAAACGGATGCCATAGTTAAAATGCTGAAAGAACTGGGCGTGGTTGAGGCTCCTAAACAGTATGCAAGGGAACAATACGGAAACAAATGGGAGAAAGTAAAGAGTTTCCAAATAAATGACGAGGTGCCGGAGAGTATCCAGTTAAAAAATAAGCAGAATGAAAAACTTTATTATTACATTAATTGGATTGAAATTGAGGTCGTTAGGAAGAAAAAGGCAGTCAAGAAAAAACTGACACCAGCAGAACAGAAGGAAAAGGAACAAAAAGCAAATAAGAAATATATCAAAGACGTTCTGAAAAAGTTAGATGAACGCCGCAGGCTTTTTGTAATGGATATTGTTGAGGGGAGAATTGCCCCGGTAAAGGATGAGGAAAAGGTCAAGGATGCATTGTGGAGTGCACTTGTGTTGAATCAGTCGTTTCTTTATCCGTCACGGCTTAGCAACTTCTTTGCTGGGAAACCGCTTTATGAATGTACAGAGGAGAAAAGAAAGGAAGTATCCGAAAAAGCGGCTAAATTGAGCATACTCCATCAGATGTTAGTGCTGCTTAATGCAGCGATGGATGGAACTGAATTGGTTAAATATGACGGAACCTATAATAAAGAGAACGGTCAGGGACTTATGGATGGCTATAAGGTACTTTGGCTGTATGGCTGGTCGTTTGAGGACGAGGAGGAAGAAAAGGTGGTTGACGGAAGTCACGAGTTTTATGAGGAGGGATAAAGAATCCCTCCTGCCAACATGAACAGGAGGGAAATATTATGTATGCATTAGAGCCATGCATCAAGAATCATGAAACATTTTTCCAATGTATCATGATATGCGTTTGGAACTAAATAATTTAGTACTTTAAATAGTAATAAAATAAATTTAACAACGCATTTGAAAACACTGCTAATGCAAAGTTTTAAGATTGCTTTATATGCAAAATATTTTATTTTGCAATAAAGACTTAATATTCTTTTTAACATATGTGAACCTCCCTTCTGATTTATTGATGGAAAAAATTCCTTCAGATTTAATATGTCTGTTTGGTGTACAAAAAAAATTCTCTATATAAGCAAAATTTTGGAATGCGAAATGGAGATAAGATGTGATGTGAAAAAAGAGGTAAAAGTAGAAATTTGAATTTTAAATAAAGAAAGGTAAGGTAGAGAAAATGAATAAAGAATATGAATTATTTACAAGGCTTACAACATTCATTCTTGAACACAACATTGAATGTGAAGAGGATATTTACCAAAATGATAGTGTTGCTGAAGATAGCTTAGAACTAATTGAAGATTTATTTGATATAGTGAAGTCAAAGAATAACAATGAACACAGTGCAATAACTAACGCAGACAGAATTAGGGCAATGACGGACGAAGAGTTGGCAGTGTCTATTATGTGTCCGGCAGAGTATGATTTAGGTTTTAGTAAAGAGTGCAAATGCACTGGCGAGATGAACAGAAATTGCCGTAAATGCACATTAAAATGGCTTCAATCAGAAGCAGAATAGGAGAGAATATCATGATAAAAGTAAATTGCGATATGTGTGGAAAAGAAATTGATTACAATTCAGATGGCGTAAATGTAGATTTTAACCAGTATGGTAGCGTAAAAATGAATGGTAAGCAGAAAGAGTATCAAGTGTGTAACAAATGTGCCGAAAAGATTGATTTGTATATTATAAATCATAGATTGGAGGTGACAAAATGAGCATAAAACCTATACTGTTTAACACTGAAATGGTAAGAGCTATTTTGGATGGCATAAAGACTTGTACAAGGCGAGTGTTAAAACAGCCATTTGAGGTACACCCAAATGGTTATATCACAAAACCTCGGGGGACTGAAAGACTCTGTCCATATATTCCACCATATCAACCGGGAGATATCCTGTATGTTCGTGAAACATGTTTTTATGACGGACAGAAATATAATGATGGGCAAAAATATATATATCGTGCGGACTATCCTTGGCCTGATGGAAAATGGTATTGCGACGATAAAGAAATAAAAATGAAATGGCGTCCATCTATCCATATGCCAAAAGAAGCTGCACGAATTTTTTTAAAGGTTACGAATGTAAGAGTGGAGAAATTACAAAATATTACGTCAAAGGAGATTTGCAGCGAAGGTGTAGAGGTAGAATATCCTCATGTGTTAAACGGAGAAGAAAAAAGATATGCTTTTTCAGCTCTTTGGAACAGTACCATCAAGAAATCCGACCTTGACACATACGGATGGGATGCGAACCCGTGGGTATGGGTAATTGAATTTGAACGGTGCGAGAAGCCACCTGAATGTATTTTAAAAGGTTATGATAAAGCACCGGATGATGGTTCAGAGAAGTGTTTAGGTTATATGTATGATAATAGAGATACATTGCTTCCTATGTGTGAAAAATGTTCGTGCCAGGCAAGTTATGAAAGCGAGGAATGATTATGAATAACAATTTAGAATTAGAAGTGAGCATACTAACAGAAGGATGTCCTTATGTTACACCATGCGGATTTTGCCGCAAATTTGATAAAATATGTGAAAATAAGGATAAGAAACACAGCAAAAATAAAGTGCCTGAACATGATGGATGCGTTGGGTGTCGTTATGAAAACAATACCTCTTTTTGTTATCCTTGCAACCAATGTAAACACTCATATCTGGACAAATATATTAATAAAAAGAAAGTATGGCTAACATGAAAAATTATATGTAAGTGTGCCTATGAAAGGCAAAATAGTTGCAAGAAAATTAAAGAGTACATAGAAGTACATACTCGACTTATGTTATTATTATCATGCAAGGATTACAAACAAGGGCATTGATTATACGTCAGTGCCCTTTTCTCATGCCATGCAGGGTCCACTTTCTCCTACCTGCATGGCTATTTTGTTGGAAGGTGGTGATTGTGATGGCTAAGATGACAGCCAAACAGAAGCGATTCTGTGATGAATACCTGACTGACTTAAATGCCACGCAAGCAGCTATCAGAAGTGGCTATTCGGAAAAGACGGCGTATTCAATTGGAAATGAAAACTTGAAGAAACCTGAACTGAAGAAATACATAGAAGAACGGATGGCGGAGAAAGAAGCTGAACTGATTGCCAAACAAGATGAAGTTATGAAGTATCTTACATCGGTGATGCGAAGAGAAAAGACGGAATCCATTGTTGTTACGTTGCAGGAAGAAAAGTCGTTATTTGCTCCCGATGCAAACGGAACAATGAGAAAGCAGACGGTGAAGCAGACAGTTCCGAAGGTTGTTGAAATCCCCGCAATGATAAAGGATTCAAACAAGGCTGCTGAACTTCTTGGAAAGGCATATGGAATATACACAGATAAGATTGAAGCAGATGTTGATACGGAACTGAACATCAGTATTGATTATGGAGATGAATAATGTTTACAGTGGTTGTGTACGAGAAAAAGACACGGAAAGTTATCCTTTGTCTTCCGTTAAAATTTCAAAATGATACGTTTGTGGAGCAACAATCAGCAATCCTTCATAACAATTACGAATATCAGGTTTTTGCTAATCGTGAGCCTGTTTTGTTCGAGGATACAGATGGGGATATCTGCTTAAAAGCAAATGCATGCTTTGTTAATGGCGGTGATTTAATTTGAACATAAATGTTAAGATGAATCCCTGCTTCAAGGAAGTTGACAGAAGCACGAAACGCTACATAGTCATGAAAGGTTCTGCCGGTTCGGGGAAATCCGTTGACACTGCGCAGAATTATATTATTCGTTTGATGAGGGATAAGGGGAGAAATCTTGTGTGTATCCGTAAATCGGATATAACAAACCGAGATTCCACATTTGCTGAATTGACGGGTGCTATATATAAAATGTTTAGTGATAAAGCTGAGCAGTACTGGCAGATAACTAAATCACCGTTGAAATTGACATGCAGGGCAAATGGAAATGAGATTATATTCCGGGGAATGAATGATGATAAGCAGCGTGAAAAACTGAAATCCATCACATTCCAAAAGGGAAAACTGACAGATGTTTGGTGTGAAGAGGCGACGGAATTGACGCAAGCCGACTTTGAAATTATAGATGACCGATTACGTGGAGAACTTCCCGAAGGGCAGTTTTACCAGATTAGATTGACTTTCAATCCAGTGAATAAAAACCATTGGATAAAGAAAGTCTTTTTTGATATTTCGGATGAAAATGTGATGACGCATCATTCAACGTATCTTATGAATCGCTTTATTGATGAAGCGTATAGGGCACGAATGAAAAGACGAAAAGAAGTTGACCCGGATGGTTATCAGATTTACGGATTAGGAGAGTGGGGCGAGATTGGCGGTCTTATTCTTCATAACTGGGTAGTAGAAGAACTATCGCAAACACTGGAGGATTATGATGATATAGCAATTGGACAGGACTTTGGATTTAACCATGCAAATGCAATTCTTCTTCTTGGGATAAAGGATGATGATATTTATATCCTGAAAGAGGTTTATGTATTTGAAAAGGAAACAGCGGAGATTATACCGCTTGCGAAAGAGGCGCATATTCCGGAAGATAGGGAGATGTGGTGTGATTCGGCAGAGCCGGACAGAATCAAAACATGGAAGAATGCAGGATACCGGGCAAAGGCAGTAGAAAAAGAAAAAACAAATGAGAAGAAGTATCAAGCGGCACAGATAGACTGGCTGAAGGGTATTGTTCGTAAGGATAAGGTGATAAAGAGAATGATTCACGTGGATCCTTCGTGTGTGAATACCATAAAAGAACTTCAACAGTGGAAATGGAAACGAGATGAGCGCACAGGAGAATATCTGGATGAGCCGGTTCCATACCAGGACGATGCGATGGCTGCATTGAGATACGGCGTGGAAAGATGGCGCAAGAAGAAAAGAACATTGTATTAAAGCAGGAGGTGAAAAGGATATGTTGACTATCGAAGAAATACAAAGATTTATTGACGAAGATAGAACGTCTGAAAAAAAGATGTTTGCAAGGAAAGGGCAGGCGTACTATGACGGAGACCATGATATAAAGCTGTACCGGCTGTTTTATTACAATGCAGATGGCGAGTTGGTTGAGGATAAAACAAGAAGTAATGTGAAGATTCCACATCCATTCTTTACAGAGTTAGTTGACCAGGCAGTACAGTATGTGTTGTCTGGAAAGGATGGATTTGTTAAATCCAATAATGCCGAATTACAAGCTGAATTAGATTCTTATTTTAACCAGAATGAGGATTTTGTTGCGGAGTTGTCCGAGGTTTTGACCGGCTGTATGTCGAAAGGATTTGAATATATGTATGCGTACAAAAACGCAGAGAATAGAATTTCCTTTATGTGTGCGGATTCAATTGGCGTTATTGAGGTAAGGGCAAAGGATACAGACGATAATACAGAATATGTGATTTACTGGTATGTTGACAGGATAGAAAAGGGACATAAGAAAATCAAAAGGATTCAGGTTTGGGATAAGGACCAAACCTATTATTTTGTGCAGACAGATGAGGGGAAGATTGTAGAGGATGATTCCGAAAAGCTCAATCCAAAGCCTCATACGCTGTACAAAAAGATGAATGATAACAATACCTATTATGAGAACTTTGGTTTCATTCCGTTCTTTCGACTGGATAACAACAAGAAACAGTTTAGTTGTTTGAAAACCGTTAAAGAGTTGATAGACGATTATGATTTGATGGCATCCTCGCTGTCAAACAATTTAATTGATTTTGACACTCCAATCCATGTAGTAAAAGGGTTTGAAGGGGATTCATTGGATGAATTGCAGCAGAATTTGAAAACTAAGAAAATTATCGGCATGGAATCGACAGATACCGGTGCCGGTGTTGACATTAAAACCGTGGATGTACCGTTTCAGGCAAGACAAGTAAAACTTGAATTGGATGAAAAGAATATATACCGGTTTGGTATGGGATTGAATACAGCTGGGTTGAAGGATACAAATGCGACAACCAACATAGCAATCAAAGCGGCGTACTCTCTTCTTGATTTGAAGTGCAGCAAGTTAGAAATCAGGTTAAAACAGTTTTTGAAAAAGATTTTGAAAGTTGTTATTCAGGAAATCAATGACAATAACGGAACGGGTTATAAATTGAGTGACGTATACTTTGAATTTGACCATGAGATTATGAGCAATGCACAGGAGAATGCTCAGATTGACCTTGTAAAGGCGCAGGAACAGCAGACAAGAATTAATACACTTCTGTCTATTGCTGCACAGCTTGACAATGAAACACTAGTGCAGAATATCTGTGATGTGCTTGATATTGATTATGAATCCATCAAGGATAAGTTGCCAACAGAGGAAGATGATTTGATGGGTGCAGAACAGACATTAAACAGTGTAATACCGGAAGAAGGTGGTGCCGATGAATCAAAGACAGAAGGAAGTCCTGAAGTCACAACTGAGGGATGAAAAGAAAATCATCAATGACTTGAAAAAGATATATAAAGAAGCGCTTACTGATATCAATCAAAAGGTTGCCGTTTTGATGGTTGATGAATCAATGCAGTCAAAGATATACCAAGTAGGGTACCAGAATAGACTGAAGAAGCAAATTGAAGCATCGCTTGAGTTGTTAAATTCAGGGCAGTATGAAAAGATACATAACTATTTGCAGGACTGCTATTCATCCGGCTTTATTGGTGCAATGTATGATTTACACGGTCAGGGGATTCCGTTGATAATGCCAATTGACCAAAAGGCAATGGTGAAGGCTGTTCAAACGGATTCAAAGATTTCTAAAGGTCTATACACAAAGTTAGGCAAAGATGTTGGAGACCTGAAGAAAAGAATCACTAGTGAAGTGTCAAGAGGAGTTGCACAGGCACTTCCCTATAAGGATGTAACAAGAAACCTAAACAATGTTGCAAGGATTGGTTTGAATCGTTCCATGCGTATTGCAAGAACGGAAGGACACAGAATCACACAGGCTTCTGCACTGGATGGAATGAGGTCGGCGAAGTCTGCTGGTGCTGACGTGCTGAAACAGTGGGATGCTACACTGGATGGACACACAAGAGATCATCACCGGGAACTGGATGGACAAATCAGAGACGTCGATGATGATTTTGAAGTCGGTGGAATGACAGTTGAAGCACCGGGGATGTTTGGGGACCCAGCAGAGGATTGTAATTGCCGCTGCTGCCTATTGCAGAGGGCAAGATGGGAACTCGATGAATCCGAACTTGATACGTTGAGAGAGCGTGCGGACTATTTTGGATTGGACAAGGAGAAGGATTTTGATGATTTCAAGGTTAAATACCTAAATTCGGTTGAAAAAATTGGTAAAAATGTTATAATGACAGGTGCAAGGATTTTAAATCCAGATTCTGAAAAGGGGAAAGCATTTGCGAAAATGTACTATTCAGAAATAAGGAAATTTAGCACTGACACAGCGAGAATTGCTGCCAATATTGGAACATCACAGCGAGAAGTTGATGAGGTAAAAAAATATTTGTTTTCCAATGATTTTTTTGAACCTGATTGTGCAATTGCTCAATCATGGCAGAGATTAATGCTAGGGAAAGACATAAAAGAGCATGATATAGTTCTGATACAACATGAACTATATGAGATGCGGATAAAGAAAGAAAACCCTTTAATTGACCATGTTAAAGCTCATGAAATGGCAACGAAAAAGTATAATTATCAGAAAGGAGTTGATGAATACTATGGTAATCTTAAAGGAAATAAAAAAAGAAAATAATATAGTGTCGTTCAACTACCATGCTGAAGGTGATGATTTGGATTGTGGAAGGATTTTGTTTGATATTGATAAAAATAAAGAGAAAAATATAGAGTACTGTAAAACAGATGAAAACTCATATTTACATTCATATGCTAACAAAGCAATTGATGCAATTAAGAAAGTTATTGCTGATGGCAAATATCCGACTGAATACGTGTATATGTGGTATTAAAGGATTTAGAATGGGATGATTGATATGAAATTCTCAGAAAAGCAAATCGAATTTATGAAAAACATTGGAGTATCAGTCAATTTTGACACAGATATTTCTGATGAAGAGTATGAAGT